CTCATCAAGATCTCGCTTCGAATATGTCTCACAAGGGTGGTCATAATCCTGATAAGGCTTATGTACAGTCAGAATGGGTTAAATCATATGCAGGTGAATTCGATGGCGATACAACTTACTCAATCGACGGCACAGGCGGTTGGTACGATGCAGGTGACCATGGTAAGTACGTTGTAAACGGTGGTATTTCAATCTGGACTCTTCAGAATATGTATGAAATGTCACTCGCTACAGATAAGGCTTCAAAGTTTGATGACGGCGGAGAAATGGTTATTCCTGAAGGTTCAAACAGCAAGCCTGATATTCTTGATGAAAACTTTATCTGGCTCTCTACTAGTGAAGCAGAGTTCTTTGACGAAGTTGGAAATCCGTATCAAGCGTCTGAAGAGCAAGATTCTAGTGAACTTGACGAATTGTCTGAATTTCCTGTGATGACGATTACTATCGAAAATAACGACCAGGCATGGTCTTTGTATCAAATGTTGAAAGCTCACTTTAAGGAACAATAATGCCGTTATACGACTATAAATGTCAATCTGAAGATTGTGGTCATGAATATGAAAAAATTAAAAGGATTTCTGAACGAGAAAACGATGTTTGCCCTGAATGTCATCGTCTGTCTACTCGTCGGGTTTCTGCTCCTAAACATGTGAATGGTGGTTTTTACGACTTACTTAAGAAGGGTTAATTATGGCTTTTAATACGGCTTTTAAAGGTTTTAAAGGTTTTGAAGTTGGTAAGAAATATCGTATTATCAAAGGACAGGAAGATAATTTCTTGAGAATTCTTAATACGACTGGTAAACGTCTTAATACTAATCTGCATACTACTTTATTGTCCAAAGATTTTATTGTGGAAGAGATGATTGGCTATGGTGTTTCAGTGATTGCTGTAGAAGCCGTAGGCGATTATGGCCGAACTATTCATAGTATGCAAGGTGATATTCTGATTTATGGTGCAGAATTTAAATTCTTTGAAGAAGTTCCGGAACCGGATACAGCTGTCGATTTCAAAAAAGGCTCTATAGAATTTGTTGATGGTTCGGTGATCGTATCAGGCGATGTGGTCATTACAGTTAAAAGTGAACAAGGGCGTTTAGCTGCAATTGATGCACTTCAGAAAATTAAATTTAAATAAGGGCTTCGGCCCTTTTTGCTTTAGATTTCGGATGATAGAATACCTTCATAACGAGGAGACAACATGATTAAAAATGAAATTAAGGTATTGTCAGATGTAGAACATATTAAGAAACGTAGTGGCATGTATATTGGTTCTTCGGCCAAAGAAGCCCACGAGCGTTTTTTGTTTGGTAAATACCAACAAGTTGAATATGTTCCTGGTCTGGTTAAATTAATCGATGAGATTATTGACAACTCGGTTGATGAAGCTATTCGTACATCATTTAAGTTTGCAAATAAAATTGATGTGCAAATTAAAAATAATCAAGTTTCGGTGGAAGATAACGGACGTGGTATTCCTCAAGGTTTAGTTACCGACCAAACAGGTGAACAAATTCCTGGGCCTGTAGCAGCCTGGACTATTCCAAAGGCTGGTGGTAACTTTGGTGATGACTCTGAACGTAAGACTGGTGGTATGAACGGCGTCGGGAGTAGTTTAACTAATATCTTCTCTACGTTGTTTACAGGCATCACGTCAGATGGCGAAAATGAAATCACTGTTAACTGTTCAAACGGAATGGAAAACAAATCATGGTCTTCTAAGAAATCTAAAGGTAAAGGCACTAAAGTAATCTTCACTCCTGATTTCTCTTCATTTGAAGAACATAATTTATCTCAAATTTATTTAGATATTACTTTAGACCGACTTCAAACATTGGCAGTCGTTTATCCTGATATCAAGTTCACATTTAATGGTAAAAAGGTCGATGGTAATTTTAAACGATTTGCTAAACAATTTGGTGAAGATAATATCATTCAAGAAAATGATAAAGTCTCTATAGCATTCACAACATCACCAGATGGCTTCCGTCATTTAACTTATGTGAATAACATCCATACTAAAAATGGCGGTCATCATGTTGAATGTGTAATGGATGATATCTGTGAACATCTTTTGCCTGGTATTAAAAAGAAATATAAGGGTATTGAAGTCACTAAAGCTCGTGTTAAAGAATGTCTCACAATGTTGATGTTTATTAGAGACATGAGCAACATGCGTTTTGATTCTCAGACTAAAGAACGTTTAACGTCAACGTATGGTGATATTCGTAATCATATCCAATTAGATGCTAAGAAAATTGCTCAGGCACTTCTTAAAAACGAAGCCTTGATTATGCCTATTGTTGAAGCAGCATTAGCTCGTAAATTGGCGGCAGAAAAGGCTGCAGAAACTAAAGCAGCTAAAAAGGCAACTAAAGCTAAGGTTCATAAGCATATTAAAGCTAACCAATGTGGTAAAGATGCAGATACGACATTGTTCTTAACAGAAGGTGATTCTGCAATTGGTTATCTCATTGATGTTCGTGACCGTGAACTACACGGTGGATTCCCATTACGTGGTAAGGTGATGAATAGCTGGGGTATGTCATATGCTGATATGATGAAGAACAAAGAGCTCTTTGATATCTGTGCTATCACAGGTCTTATTCTTGGTGAAAAGGCAGAGAATACGAACTATCGTAATATTGCAATTATGACCGATGCCGATCATGACGGTCTTGGAAGTATCTATCCTGCTTTGCTTGCTTTCTTTAGTAATTGGCCTGAATTGTTTGAACAAGGACGTATTCGCTTTGTTAAAACGCCTGTAATTATTGCACAAATTGGCAAAACTCAAAAATGGTTTTATACTGTAGCTGAGTATGAAGAAGTTAAAGATACACTGCCTAAGCATAGTATTCGATACATCAAAGGATTAGGCTCCCTTGAAAAGTCAGAATATCGTGAAATGATTCAGAACCCTGTGTACGACGTAGTTAAACTTCCTGAAAATTGGAAAGAACTATTTGAAATGCTCATGGGTAACGACCCTGAACTCCGTAAAGATTGGATGCTTGGTTAATTGATGGATGTCCTAAGCTCCTTCGGGAGCTTCATTTTAATTTTAATAAGGCTTAATTATGAAAGTTATGTTTATCCCATCTCGCGCAGTCCCATTTAATCCTGACCGTGTACAAGGTGGTCTTGAGGCAGTACATTTAAATGTGTTGAAATATCTTGTGTCCATCGGTGCTGATATTGATTATATCGGCTTTGATAATGACACATTTGGTGATTGGAAGGTTAATCATCATCCTGTTGGTCATCTGACTAAATTCAGTCTAGGTATGAGTTATACTATGGCTCGTAAGATTGTTGAACTAGCCGGCATCCATGAATACGATTTTGTTGTTACAATGGAACCGACTAAACTAACCGTTCAGGCAATTAAAGACGCAGGTCTCTCTAAAGTTCATAAGAATTTTATGGCAACACCATTTGAACCTGTATCTCGTGGCATTGTTCAAATTTGGGACCAGACTATTCAAATTCATAAGAATGGTGGTAAGAGTTATGCTCCTACTAAAGCCTTCCGTGAATTTGAACGCAAATATTGTTATATGACTTCAGGTCTGACTGACAAAATTGATTATGATTATTGGCGAGCAAATCCGTTGTTTGAAGCCGAAGATTATCCGGTTATTTGTTTGACTGAAAAGCCAGAAGTTCTTCCGGCGACGGATCTGATTATTAGTGCACAACGTTATGACACTAAAATGCGTCGCACTGATGTTGCTCTTGAAGCAATTAAAGCACTAGGCGAAAATGGTGTAGGATACTGTCCTAGTAAATGGGCACCACCGGCTAAATATCCTGTTATTATTGATGCTCCACACAGTGAAATCATGGAACGTCTTAAAACAGCTAAAGCACTTATTAATACGTGTCCTGACACAGGTACAGTAGAGAATAGTTCTATTGAAGCCATCTCTAAAGGTGTCCCTGTAATCCAGTTAGTTTTTAAGGATTATCCTCATGCGACATTCGAATACGACCCAGATACTGTGCGTGTAGAAATTGATTCCTCTACTCCTAAGAAAGAAGTAGTTGCGCTTTACACAAAAGCTGTATTAGAATTCACTGACACATACGA